AGATCCACGATACCGCACGCTTTCGAAAGAGGAATCACTCGAAGATCCTAGATCGTGTCTTTATGGTGAGCTATATGCTCGAGATCGAATTCTCGTTGTTGAAGGACCCACCGACGTCTGGCGAATAGGTCCTGGAGCTGTTGCCACTCTGGGATCTGGATGGAGTGGAGAACAAGCGGATAAAATCAGACAGTATAGATACCGTTTTATCATGTTCGATAACGAAAGACCCGCTCAGAAGAAGGCTGAGAGTCTAGCAGCAGCAGTCGCATCAGCTCCCGGAATGACCGAAATAATAGATGGACTCGATACCGATCCTGGTGATCTCAGTCTATCCGAAGTGAAGTCTATTCGGAAGGAGCTAGAACTTGACTAAGAAAGATGCTGAGTTGATACTCGAAGTCCTCAATTATGAAGGTCTTCCGCCCACAGCTCGTCTGCTATGGGTGGAATTGCGGTTGAGTGAATTGTATGACCTTCCTACTGAAAAACTTATGAACTCGACCTGGATGAGAAGGGAGAACACTCGTCGCTTACGAGCAGCTCATATGATCTCCAAGAAGTTCAATGAAGGGCGAAGGATTCTGGTGAAGGGGACAGAAAGAGCTCTCGATATTGTTGCTAATAGCAACAAATCAGCCCTTAAAATTGTTGCTAATAGCAACAAATCCGCCCGAAAAGAAGGTGGTGTTGAGGGTGAAAAGCTAACCGCTACTAATGAAGGTGAAAAGTTGGTGTTAGATGTAGAGCTTTCCAGGGAAAAAATAGAGGAAAGATCAAAAACTCGTAAAAAACCTATTTTTTCAGGATTCCATAGTAGTACTTATTCTACTATTTTAGAGACAAAAATAAGTAAAAGTAAAACTGCGGGTGAAAAAAATAAGGTATGTCGAAAACAACCAAAAGATCGAAAGCGTCATTCACTGAGATGGATGACCATGTCGACCCTCTTATGCGATACTCTCAAGAAGACAAGCGAACTGAGATACGATCGTCATTTGGGGAAGTGGGCTCGTCAATTCAAGGAACTTCATGAAGTCGATGGAGTTCCCACATCTGAAATGTGGAAGGTTTTGAAATGGTATTGTGAGCAGCGTGTTGCAGGAAGTGGTGTCAAGCTTCCCGATTGTTTCTCTGCGAATATGTTTCGTGGAGCTTATCTATGGATCAGACGTGAGTGGAAGAAAAATAGTGCAGTCATCGAGGCTGTAGACTCTCGCTGGATCGAAGCTGCTGAGCAATCATTCGGTGAATTCGATTTTTCGAAATGTCCCATCACAATCGAGCAGCTTGCAGAGCTCTACCAGCTGGTTCATGAATGGGAGTGTGATTTTAGAGAACGTCTCGATTCTGCTGACGAGTCGTCGATGAAGAAGCTCCTGTTCATGACTATGGATGTTCGAGGTGAAGGGGAATCGCTGCCTAAGCAGCTAGGACGTTTCATCTACGAGCGGGTGGGAAAGTGGGTTGATTGGAGTGGAAACCTCGATACATTCAAACCAAGGGGTCGTGATTTCATCGAGTTTCTGCAGAGGAGATACCTTCCAGTGATGCAGAGTAGGCTTCCTCAGAGCTACCTTGCTTTTCTGATGGGGACGAAGAATGCGACGGACTAGGGTTGATTCAGGTCTCGAAAAACAATTCGTCGCGGGGATGATATTCTCTGATGAATTCATAGCATCATGTCGAAGTGTTCTAGATCTCGATCTTCTTGTAGGGGCTCATCTGAAGCAGATAGCTGAGTGGTGTTTCGATTATTATGATTCTTATGGGAAAGCTCCTGGGAGAACTATCGAGTCTATTTATCTAGCCTGGACTGAGAAAGAAGAAAGATCTCAATCTGAGGTCGATGCCATCTATGGGGTCTTGAATGAGTTGTCTGGGAAGGAAGGTGAATCGAATGTAGTCTACCTCGAAGATCAACTGAAGGTCTATCTGACAGGACGTCGGTTGCGTCGGTTATGTGGAGAAGTGGAAGATCACCTCCATCGAGGGGAGGTTGAGAAAGCCCTCAGAGAAGTCCATTCCTTCGAGTCACCTGAGATTGGAGCTGAGGTTGGGATCGACCCCTTCAATGATCCGGTTTGGGAGAGAACATTTGCTGAGCATGAAGAACCTCTCTTGCATTTTCCAGGGGATGCGGGGAAGTTCTTGAACCCAGCCTGCACCAGGGATGCTCTCATTGGAATACAAGCCCCTGAGAAACGAGGAAAGACATTCTGGGCGATCGAATTCGTCTTCCGTGCTTTGCAGCAGCGACGGAAGGTGGCTTTCTTTGAAGTAGGGGATCTCAGTGAGGGGCAGCTTCTCAGAAGAATAGCAGTCAGACTTGCTGGACTACCTCTCTGGCCATACCAATGTGGCGAGATTCTGATTCCCAAGAGGATCGTTTTAGGTGAGGTGGGGTCTGCTCCCCAGGTCAAGTACCGTACTCGAGAGTGTCGCAGACCAGTGAGTGAGGGGGATTGCAGCAATTCGATCCGTAATTTCCTTCGTGGATGTGGTATTCCGTTTGGTCATACCAGCTCGCCCTATCTATTGGTTTCTACACATCCTACGAAAACCCTCACAGTTAGGGATATCGAATCGATTCTCGATGGATGGGAATTGAAAAGAGGATTCATTCCGGATGTGGTCGTGATTGATTATGCTGATATCCTTGCTCCAGAAGATTCAAAGAAAGACAGTCGTGATCAAGTCAATGAGACCTGGGCTGCTCTCCGTCGTCTTAGTCAGAGCCGTCGGGCACTGGTCATAGCTCCCACTCAAGCTGATGCTGATTCATATGACAAGAATCTCCAAGGGATGAAGAATTTCTCAGAGGACAAGCGGAAGCTAGCTCATGTGACTGGTTTGTTTGGACTCAATCAGAATGATGGTGAGAAGGAATCATCGCTGATGAGGTTGAATTGGATCGTACTTCGTGAATCCCCGTTCGAAGTCAAACGGTGCTTGTATGTTGCCCAGTGTTTGGCTTTAGGTCGGGTTCTTTGTTGTTCATGTTTGGATAATGGTGTGTCTAGAGGGAGGACAACGGATGTATCGGATTGAGAAGAGTTTTAGGTTCGAGGCTGCCCATCAGCTACTGCCAGGGTGTTTCACGTCGGCGTGCTCGGATTGTATTCATGGACATTCTTACCATGTCACGTTGGTCTTTGAGTCGTCGGAGCTCGACAAGAATGGGATGGTGTTGGATTTTGGGATTCTTAAAGCCTTTATCAAGAGTATCGAAGAGAAGTGGGATCATGGGGTTCTATTGCCGAAGGAGATATATGAGGATTTTCTTCGTGCGACCGTGTCGGTGCGGATGACGCAGAAGAAAATTGTCAATTTCCACGTGAATCCCACTGCAGAGAATATAGCTGAATCAATTGCAATCATGACAATTCGATTTATGCTGGATGAATATCCATTGGTGCGATTGATCAAGGTTAGAGTTCGAGAGACGGATACCGGTCTCGCTGAATGGAGTGCTTATCGATGAATGAGAAGTCTTACACGGTGAATGAAATCTATGCTTCTCTTCAAGGGGAGGGGATGCGAGCGGGGACGTTCAATGTTTTCGTGAGGTTCACCGGATGCAATCTGAAATGTGTGGAGAAAGAAGGGCTTCTGTCACCTGGTGGATTCGATTGCGATACCGAATTCGCTTCGGGAAGACCTATGTCAGCTGACGAGATTGTTGAGCATTGTCTTGCTGAATTGGTTCACCATCGTTCGCATTCGGTGCAGGAGAAGACACTCTGCGGTGTGATTTTTACTGGAGGGGAGCCTGCTCTGCAGCTGAACCCAGAACTCGTCTCTTTATTTCATCGACGAGGGTTTGGTCCAATTTGTATTGAGACGAATGGGAGTAAGAATATCGATCATCTTGGACTTGACTGGATTACGGTCAGTCCCAAGGTTGCTGAGCATGCTATTCAGCAGAAGACAGCAGATGAGGTGAAGTATGTTAGAGGGTATGGTCAAGCTATTCCGAAGACAGAAGTACGGGCCGTATCATATCTGATCAGTCCAGCATTCGATGGTATTGATCTTGGGAGGAGAAATCTTGATTGGTGTATTCAATTGGTGAAAGATAATTCTGGGTGGCGTTTGTCAGTTCAGATGCATAAAGTCTGGAATCTACGATAAGGAGGAAGATAATGAGTAAGACAAAGACGAAAATCATAAGCAATCAGACTGTTTCGGTGAAGCAGCTCGATTTTCTGAAGGCTGATTTTGAGAAAGCTAAAGACACTTTCGAGAAGGCTAGGATTGCTTGGTGTGCTCTTGAGGTAGGAGGTTCCATGAAGCCTGAAGAGCATGCTGAGCATTATAAAGCATGGGTGTATGCTAAACAGATCTTCAGATTGGCTGAGACTGAATACTATCAAGCAGTCGAGAAGCTAGGTGGTTCAGATGTGGTCGACTGTGAGAGCTGTCCCCCAGGTGAGGTGGTGAAATGAAGTCTGTCTTAGTTCTTTTCAGTGGTGGGGCTGATTCAACTCTGCTTCTCTGTCGAGCAAGACAGGTCGCAGGGAAGGTGGGAGCTCTGCTCTTCGATTATGGACAGATCCATGCAGCAGAGCTCGATGTGGCTGAGAAGTTCTTGGAAGAACAGGGACTCGTGAATGAGAAATACAGAATGTCACTCCCTTTCTACCATACCACGTCCCCTCTATTGATGGGTCATGGATGTGCTCCGCGTGCTGGTGTGCATGAGATGCATGTTCCATCGAGGAATCTGGTTTTCATTGCTCATGCAGCTTCTATTGCTGAGAGTGGTGGGTATGATGAGATTTGGTATGGTGCGGATTTTTCTGATTCAATCAATCGTTTTCCCGATTGCACACAAGAATGGGTGGGCAAGATGGGCGAGGTTCTGGCGATAAATGGGTCCCGTCCCCTTCGTCTCAGAGCTCCTCTGCTTGGTATGACAAAAGATGATGTTCTCGACGAACTCGCGATAAGAGGAATCACACATGACAGGATTTTCAGTGGATATGGTGAGAGTAGATAACTCAATCGAATCTCTGGAGGATGATGAGGCCAATTTTTCATATGATAAAGAATTGGTCTACAATATGCTCGAGGCGATTGGTGAAGATCCAGAGAGACAAGGTCTGAAGGGAACTCCCGAGAGAGTCGTAAGAGCTTGGAAGCATCTCTTTTCTGGGTATGAGCAAGATCCGAAAGAACTGTTCACTGTCTTCGATTTGAAGGGGTGTTCTGAGTTAGTTGTTCTTAGGGACATCGAATTCGTTTCGCATTGCGAGCATCACCTGATGACCTTCACTGGGAAAGCCCATATTGGGTATATTCCAAGGAATGGGAAAGTCATTGGGGTTTCGAAGTTGGCGAGACTTCTCGAGTGCTTTAGTCGTCGTCTTCAGATCCAGGAGCGGATAGGAATGCAGGTGACCGAAGCAATGATGAAATATCTCAAGCCGCTGGGGTGTGGTTGTGTGCTTGAGGCTCAGCATTCGTGTATCAGTTGTCGTGGGGTAGGGAAGCAGAGTTCGTCGATGGTGACTTCGTCCATGCGAGGGAATTTTCTCAATGATAAGAACGTGCGAGACGAGTTCTTCAGGATGATTGGGCTATGAAGAAAACAGAGAAGGCCAGTCAGGCTGTCCGTTGCCCTATAATGCTCGACTCAGGGGCATATAGTGCGTGGCGGGCTGGGAAGGAAGTTGATTTCAAGGAGTATATGAGGTACCTGCACTACCTTATCGACAAGTACCCAGACGCCGATTTCGAGTATGTCAATCTTGATGTGATTGGGGATGGTGAGAAGAGCTACAAGAATTGGATGACCATGCGTGACAATGGGCTGAACCCCATGCCTGTCTGGCACCTTACCAGTTCGCATTCCTGGTTGGTGAAATATCTGAAGCTCACCGATCGGGTGGCTCTGAGTTGGTTTGGTCAGATGCCATATCGCAGACGGATTCTGTCTCTCGATTACCTCTGGACAAAGTACCTCACCAATGATAAGAATATGGCGACTGCTCGGGTTCACGGGATGGGGGTTGCTGACTTTAGGATTCTCCAGAGGTACCCCTGGGACACTGTCGATTCGACGAGTTGGTTGTTGACTGCTGCGATGGGCGACGTCTTCGTGCCGAAGCGGAAGAAGGGCGAATGGTCTTACGATGTGAGGCCTAATCGGGTGACGATGAGTGGGAAGGTTCTTCGTTGGTCTCACGGTCGAGTGCTAGGACATCGTCTCTCTCAACACGAGCAGAAGGCTGTCGAGGAATACATGAAGGTCGCCGGTGGTGAGGTTCTGGAAGGTGATGATGGGGTGAAGAATTCGTGGCGTCCTCGTCGGAGATTGAACTCCAGGTATTACTGGGAGTTCGTCAGACGACTCAAGGTTCCTCGTCCCTTTGGAGGTATGGCTGTCGAGGCTCCAGGTATTCTCTGGGAGGCCGATGAGATAGGGAAAGGTAGAACAGAGCAGGCACCATCGAATTCGTTTGGTCATACTCTTCTCTATCTCGCCGGGAATATAGACTGGACAGGTCCTGATGAATTTCTCGATTTTCATCGTAAGTTTCCGGGACTCGGCCGTCTGACGTCTTTCTGGTATGTGCAGTCCCCAAAGAGTAAAGCAAGCAACCTTGAGAATCTGCTCGATACTCTGGAAGAAGGGACGTTGAATGCTGCTCCAGATGTTCTGTTGGATATTCTAGATCAGAAGAAAGGGTCGGTATGAAAATAAATCGTGAGAAGTTTCTTGAGAGGTTGTCTCTAGCATCGCTAGGAGTTTCTACGAGAGGGCTTGTAGAGCAGGCAGACGCATTCATCTTTGATAATGGGAAGATCAAGACATATAGTGGTAGTGTGATGGTCGAGGTGAAGGGATTGAAGGATATTAGAGCAGCGGTCAATCCCGTCGTACTCGTTAATCTTCTCAAGAAGCTCTCAGATGCTGAGATTGATATAAGTCAGGATGCAAATGGTCAGCTGGTGATTGAAGGGGAGGGGAAGAAGGCTACACTCGCTACCGAGACTGATATCAGGCTCGATCTCACAGATGTTCCTCCTCCAGGAGATTGGGTCGCGACTGAGGCTGGAGTTATGTCTCAATTGCGGAGGGCGGCGCAGACATGCGGTCTCGATGAGTCGTGGGGAGCTGCGACCTGTGTTCATGTGACGAAGAACGTGATAGAAGCATCCGATAATTTCAGGCTATTCCGCTGGGAAGGAAAGACCGGTTTCACGAAAGCTATGTTCATCCCAGCAGATGCGATCGAGCTTATGTCTGAGATCCTCCCAGAAGCTGTCTCGGTCAATGGAGGTTGGGCGCACTTCAAGGTTTCAGGAGCAACCATCAGTGCGAGAGGAAGAGAATTAGAGAAGTATCCCGACATGAGCACAATCTGTGATGTTAAGGGATCTGATGTGCATCTACCGAAGGGATTAGATCAGATCAGTGATCGTGCGATGATTGTTGCTGAGGGTGACGGTCATGCGACTAGGATCTCGGTTGATATTTCTCCTGGAAAAGGGTTGATCAAGTCTCGAAGTGCGAAAGGGAAGTATCGTGAGACTTTCAAGTTGAAATACGAAGGACCTAACCTCTCATTCGATGTGCATCCTAAGATTCTGGTCGAGATTGTTGAATTCTCCCCGAAAGTTGTGGTGGGTGAGAATCGTATTCGAGCGGTTGTTGATGATGCGGTATTCGTCATCGCTCTCAGGCAGGCGGGAGCCGAAGGATGATTCTTTGGTGGAATAGATTCTTTGGGAATGTCGTGGTAGAAGAGGTTCTCTTGTTATCTATTTATTTCTGGCTAGCAGGACGATCTTTCTATCAAGGCCTGTGGTGGAGGGCAACCTATTGGGTAGGAGCATTTATTCTCTCATTGGCTGTGATCAAAGGTTTGAATAGGTAGTGAGAGGTCTGTATTTCTATGGTAGAGGGATACGGTCGTCCTGATTGGGATTCTTGGTTTATGTCTCTGTGTTCGGTAGTAGCTTCGAGGTCTCATGATCCGTCTACAAAGCATGGAGCTATTCTATCGAATAGCCGACATCAGATTCTTGGAGTTGGATACAATGGGTTTCCAAGAGGGGGAAGGGACACGGCTCTGCCGCGAACCCGTCCATTAAAATATGAATATATTGTTCATGCGGAGGCGAATTGTCTTCTGAATAGTCAGAATCTAATGATGTCTGATGATTATACGATGTACGTTACGGGGATGCCTTGTTCTCGTTGTCTGCTGCTCATGATCCAATCGAATGTCAAGTATGTGGTATATGGGTCAGTTTCTTCGAAATGTGTGGACTCTAATATAACCAAGCATCTAGCTGAGGAATATGGGATAGGTATGCGAGAATTCAGATTCCAGATGGGGTCGTATGAGTAAGGGTGATTCACGAAGACCACGTCAGATCTCTGATGAAGAATGGGATCGAAATTGGGAGATGGTTTTTGGTAGACCTAATGATCAGTCAGATGGATCATGCTGGGATTGTCGTGGGACAGGGGGTGGAGGTTCTCCATGGCCGCCGTGTCCATCATGCAAGGGAACAGGATATCAGGATAGGTCGATTAAGGAGTTGGGGAGGGGCGGCGAGTCTTTCTGGAAGAAGTCCGGGCATCGTGGCGAATATAATTGTCCTCATGGAGTTGGACACGGGAATCATATTCATGGGTGCGATGGGTGCTGTCAACGTGCAGATTTCCCATTGACTTTGAAGAAGAGGGAATAGATGCTCTTCAGCTCATCAGAGGCACCACTCCTGAGTTTACCAGAATGTCATAAGTGTGGTCTCTACAAGAAGTGCAATTCACCGAAGATGCTCCCATCTGGTTCTGGAAAGCGTCGGATTCTGTTCATTGGTGAAGCTCCAGGGAAGGAAGAAGATGCGGTCGGGAAGCAATTTGTGGGGAAAGCCGGGAAGTACCTGAGGAAGAAGCTCGATGATCTTGGGTGTGATTTAGATGATTGTCGCGTCACCAATTCGATTATCTGTCGTCCTCCCGAGAACAAGATGGATGCTCGCTACGTCTCAGCGTGTGCACCAACTATTAGAAGACTTCTGCGTGACGAGAAGTTCGATGTCATTGTGACTCTTGGTGAGTGGGCTCTACAACAGGTCATTCCAGAAGCGTATTCTCGTTATGGTGGAGGGATGGCGAAGTGGAGAGGTTGGACAATCCCATTGGATGGATGCTGGCTCTGTCCTGTCTACCATCCATCTTATATTCTCAGGTCAGATGAAGATCCAATACTCGTTCAGATGTTTGTTTCTGATCTTGAGAGAGCTCTTAATTGTGAGAAGGTTATTCAGGAAGTACCTCCGATCACATTACCGGCCTTGAAGAATTCTGTTGAAATCATCGAGAAACCTCACTCTCGGTTAGCTGATCTCGCGACTAAGAGAGGTCTTCTAGCATTCGATTACGAGACGACGGGACTCAAACCTGAGATGAAAGGTCATCGGATCGTGAGTTGTTCCTTCTGTTTCGAGGGAAGAGATACCTGGGCATTCAAGGTCACTGATGAGTTGCTTCCCGAACTCGGGAGAATTTTATTCTCGAAGAACCTTAAGAAGATAGCATCGAATCTCAAGTTCGAAGAGAGATGGACACGGCATTTCTTCGGTCGTGGGGTGGCAGAGTGGTATTGGGATACTATGCTCGCCGCTCATGTTTTGGATAATAGGTCTGGTGTGACATCTATCAAGTTTCAATCATTTGTGAGATTAGGTGTGGGAGGTTGGGAGGATGATGTTAAAGGCTATCTGAGGGCGGAGGGTTCGAATGAGAAGAATAGAATTGATTTCATTCCCGCTCATGATCTTCTTCTTTACAATGGTCTCGATAGTCTAATAGAGTTCATGGTTATGCTGCATCAGAAGAGAGAGATAGGCTATATCAGATGAGTGAGTTCATGGAGCACAAGACTGAGTGGATCGATGATACCAGGAAGAAATCGAAGGAAATCAACATGATTCCTATTGCAGATGGTCTTCAACTTCTTTACCAGGGAGCTAGAGCTCTAGCTAGAGTTGAAGCGAGTGGTATCCGGGTTGATGTTCCTTATCTTGATTCAGCTATTTTAGATGTTGATTTGAAGATTATTGGACTCCAAAGAGAATTGAAGGAGTCGAAGGTTTTCACTGGGTGGAAGAAGAGGTTTGGAGATAAGACAAACATCCAATCAAGGACTCAGCTAGGGATAATTCTAACTGAGGTATTGGGTATCAATCTTCCGAAGACTGCATCGGGACGTCCATCGACTGACGAGGATGCTCTGTCTGCAGTCGACTATTCGTTTGTTAAAGCATATCTCAATCTTGAGAAGATGAAGAAGTGCAAGAATACATACCTCATGGGCATTCGTCGTGAGGTGGTAGGTGGTTTTATACATCCTTTCTTCAATCTGCATACGGTGCAGACGTATCGATCGAGTTCCGATTCGCCTAATTTTCAGAATATTCCGGTCAGGGATCCTGTGGTTAGTGGGTTGGTCCGTAGAGCTATCATCCCACGACCCGGACATCGGATTGTCGAGGTAGATTTTGGTGGAATTGAGGTACGGATTGCTGCTTGCTACTGTCAAGATCCTTCGTTGATTGCTTATATCAAAAACCCATCGAAAGACATGCATCGTGATATGGCAGCCCAGTGTTACTGTATACCCCCTGCTGAGGTCACGAAGGAGTTGCGCTACGCAGCGAAGAATCAATTCGTCTTCCCGCAATTCTATGGAGATTACTATGGGAGCTGTGCCCAACCACTCTGGGAGTCTATGCTTGGGAAGAAGACTGTCTCAGGGGGTTCAGTTAAGAAATGGTTGCGTCGTGAGAGAGGTATTAGAGAGTTGGGTGATAAAGACGTTCTCTCCTCCGATAGCTTCATGGCACATATCAAGCAGGTGCAGGAAGATTTCTGGGGACGTCGGTTCAGAGTCTATGGGAAATGGCGTCGAGATTGGGTCAGGATGTATGAGCAGACAGGGGAGTTGCGATTGCTGACTGGATTCGTCTGTCGAGGACTCAGGAAGAAGAATGAGATTATGAATTATCCAATTCAGGGATCAGCTTTTCACTGTCTTCTGTGGTCTCTGATTAGAGTGGTCTTGGTCGAGTTGAAGAGGAGAAGGCTCAAATCACTCATTATTGGTCAAATACATGATAGTCTAGTGGGGGATGTTCCTGAGGATGAAGTTGACCAGTTCAAACAGATGGTGACGGAAGTCATGACGGAGATATTACCCCAGGAATGGAAGTGGATTATAGTGCCGTTGGTAGTGGAGATTACAACGTATTCCAGGTCTTGGGCTGAGAAAGACGAGGATTGACATGGAAGAGCTCTATAAGAAGTTCAGGCCAAAGTCGTTTGATGAGATGGTGGGACAGAAAGCTGCGGTCGAGATGCTGTCAAAGATGCTCGATCGAAAAGCTCTTCCTCGGACAATTCTATTTCATGGTCCAGGGGGGTGTGGGAAGACCACGCTTGCTCGTATACTCGCATCAGATCCACGTCTTGGTTGTTCGGGGATGGATTTATCAGAGATCAATTCATCATCATACCGTGGAGTCGATGGGGTTCGAGAGCTCGCACGACTGAGTGAGCTCTGCCCAATGGGGAAGAGTAGGATCTGGATTCTCGATGAGGTCCATAAACTCACGTCAGATGCGCAGCATGCGGCTCTGAAGATGCTCGAGGATACTCCCAAGAGTACTTATTTCTTTCTCTGTACCACGAATCCCGAGAAGCTCATCAAACCGATTCGAACCAGGTGTGCTGATGTGGTCTGTCCTGCACTGAAGCCTGAAGATCTGATGATTCTGGCTAAGAAGGTCTCGAAAGCAATTAAATTAGACATCTCCCAAATGATTGATGAGTTGATCGATTCTTCCTCAGGTTCAGCTAGGGCTTTGCTTGTCATGCTTGATCGAATGCAGAATGTCAGTCCCGAGAGGTGGGGTGATTTGATCAAGTCTGGTGGGACTGATTCCCCTCAGGTGATTGATTTATGTCGATCTCTGTTCAAGAAAGAGTCTTGGAAGAAGGTAGCTGGTATTCTCAGGGAGATTGATGAGGAGCCAGAGAGTGTGCGATGGGCTGTGCTTGGTTATGCTCAGTCGGTTCTGATTAAGCAGGAGAATCATCATGCTTATGAGATGATCAGGTCGTTTGCAGAGCCTTTCTATGATACGAAGAAAGCGGGTTTGGTCGCGAGTTGTTATGAGGTGATAAATGGTTGAAAAGATAATCGAGTAGGTAGTGAGGATTATTTTCAGGAGCAGATAATGAATCTTCATCAGGTGATGGTTAGGAATTTTCATGAGAAATATGGGGCTTCGATAAAGCAAAGACCACAGGTACCTAATGGAACGATCCGCTTGCTCCGTTCGAGTCTGATTATTCAGGAGGCTGCTGAATTCGTTGATGCAGCTCGGGAGAAGGATCTTGTAGGGATGGTCGACGCACTTGGAGATCTTCTTTATGTTGTCTATGGGACAGCGGTGTCTCTTGGTGTAGATATGGAACCGGTGTTCGAGGAGATACACGAATCTAATATGACGAAGGCAGGTGGTCTGAGTGCAGGTGGCAAGATGGGTAAAGGGAAGGGTTATATTCCACCAAAGGTAGAGGAGGTCTTAATTACTCAGGGAATGAAAGGGAAATGAATATGGATCTTATCGGGTTTGAGGAAGATCGGAAGATAGATCCTGCTGCCCTCGATCTCGCTGCAGCGACTCAGCCTGAGATTTTCTTTCGATGGGCTCAGCAGTCGGTCGAAGCAAGGATGGCAATGGATCGGGCGAAGCTGACACTCGAACTTGTAGAGAGTCGGTTGAAGCTCCAGGCTAGGAATGCACCAGAGCAATTTGGGCTTGCTAAAGTTACCGAGGGAAGTCTCGATGAGGTGGTCAAGACGCATAAGGATTTACTCGAAGCTCAGCAGTCCTATTTCGAAGCAAGGGAGGAGAGTCTGTTATTGGATTGGGCGGTAGGGGCTCTTGAGCAACGGAAACGTATGATCGAGGTTCTAGTTACGTTGCATGGGCAGCAGTATTTTGCTGGTCCGGCGACCCCTCATGATCTCGTCGATAATTGGAATGAGTACCAGTCCAAGAAGCAAGAGATATTGAATGACCGCCAGAAGAAAAAGGCAAGAAGTTCTAAGGATAGAGTGAGATGATTGAAAGGAACTGAAGATGAAGAAGAAAGAGCGTAAGCGGGTAGGTGGGGAGCAGGTGAGGTCTAATGCTGCTGAGGCAGCAGGTGGTGGACTCCCTTGGTTGAAGCTTCCCAAAGGAGTGGACTCATATCGTCCAGAGCGTGCTGGTGTTGTGAAACTGGACATTCTTCCATATGAGGTGAAGAGTGGGCATCATCCTGATCGGGTCGAGCCTGGGACTCTGTGGTATAAATATCCCTTCTCAGTTCATTATTCGGTCGGGGTGAATAAGGAGCAAGTTCTGTGTCCTGGTTCGATGGGGAAGAAATGTCCTATCTGTGAGGAGAGGGCAAGGCTCGCGAAGAATTGGGATGAGAATGAGGAAATGGCACGAGCACTCACTCCTCAGAAATGGGTGGCTTACAATGCGAAGAACCCTGATGAGCCTGAGTCTATGTGCGTGTTCGTATTTTCTCGTGGGAAGTTTGCAGAGTTTCTTGAGAGTGAGCTTCAAGAAGGAGATGATGCGAATCTCTGCTTCTATGATGTCACTGATGAGGGGCGAACATTGAAGGTTCGATTCTCTGAAGATCAATATGACAGTCGTAAGTTTCTGAAAGCAACTCGGATTGATTTCATTCCTCGCGAGGCGATGGATGAGGATGAAATTCTGAAGCAGGTCGTGTGCCTCGATGAGATTTTCATAGTTCATGATTATGATAAACTCGCGAAGTTATTTGCTGGACGAGAGGACGAAGATGAGCCTGTGAAGAAGATGAAGCCTGTCGTCGACGAAGATGATGACGACGACGATGATGATGAGGAAGCTAAGGATTTACCTAAGCCTATTCCTCCGAAGAAGCAGACCCTAGCTGCGTCTGTGAAGAAGATGAAGCCTGTCGTCGACGAAGATGATGACGACGACGATGATGAGCCTGTCAAGAAGCCTGTGAAGAAGATGAAGCCTGTCGTCGACGAAGATGATGACGACGACGATGATGATGAGGACTAGCTGGAATATGAGAGACGGCTCCCCCCGCGAAAAATTGCCGACTGATCCGCCCACTAAGCGTCGTCGGAGAGTGGCTTCTGGTGGGGAAGCGGGGGATTCTTTCGAGAAATCATGATGATAGGCGAGGAGCTGAATCGAATGGCTGATGTGATCTCGATTGGGGAGGGGTCTTCTGGAGAGGGCAAGCCTCTTCTTTCTACGGGGTCTACTCTTTTGAATCTCGCGTGTTCTGGTGAAGTGGGAGGTGGTTTTCTACCAGGGAAATTCCATCTTCTGGTAGGGGATGCGAGTGCGGGGAAGACCTTCTTGGCCATGAATTGTCTTGCTGAGGCTTGTAGGGATTCTCGATTCAATGAGTATCGTCTTATCTATGATAATATAGAAGATGGATGTCTACTAGATCTGAAGAAGCTATTCAGTGAAGATCTTGCTACGAGACTCGAGCCACCTGCATGGGAAGGTGACATTCCGAGGTATTCAGGGACAGTCGAGGAATTCTATTTCAATCTCGATGATGCATCGAAGAAAGGTTCGAGGCCGTTCATCTACGTTCTGGATTCGATGGATGCTCTCACGTCTGTCGAAGAAGATACCGGATTCGAGAAGCGAAAGAAAGCTGCCAGAGCAAATCAGGAGGTATCGGGATCGTATGGAATGGGCAAAGCTAAGCGCAATTCGGAGGGAATGCGGAGAGCTATCAATGCTCTCAAGTCGACAGGGTCCATTCTTATTGTGCTATGCCAGACTAGAGCAGATCTAGGTCCTGGTTATGCAACGAAGACTAGAGCTGGTGGAATGGCTCTTCGGTTCTATGCTGCTATCGAGATCTGGGCATCTATCAAGGGAACGATTAAGAAGAATATTCGAGGAAAGGATCGTTCCATAGGAGTTCAGGTTCTCTGGAAAGTTAAGAAGAACCGGGCGACTGGAATGCTTTATGAGGTTATGTTCGACATCTATCCGTCATATGGGATAGATGATCTCGGTTCATGTGTGGATTATTTGATTACCGAGGGTTGCTGGCAGGTATCTGGACGGAAGGTTAATGCGGTCGAGTTGGGTCTTGTTATGTCCAGGGAAAAATTGATCACGAAGATCGAAGAAATGTCTCTTCAGGAACAAGTGGCTAGTTTGGTAGGGAAGTGCTGGAATGAAATCGAAAGCGATAGTAAGCTCAAGAGCCCCTACCGCCCAATCCAATAACAGACTCTCCTCCCTTGCTTCGAAATAGGACTGCTGAGCTTCGAGTAAATCCTTATGCGT